AAATTCATTCTGGTGGGGTACGACATGCAGATCGACAGCGGTCTGCACTGGCACGGCGCGCACGGCAAGAACCTGAACAATCCAACACCAGTCAACGTGGCGCGGTGGCGGCGGGTTTTGGACGGCGTTGCCGGGGAACTGAAGGCGCTCGGAGCCGAGGTCTACAACGCCAGCGCAGTGTCGGCGCTCACCGAATATCCGAAGATCAGCTTTTCAGAGGCCGTGCAGAAGTGCTGCAATACATCAGGTTAGGGACCGTTGGGCCGAAAGACTGGGGCGATAAGCCAGTTGCAATTGTGGGCGGCGGCCCATCCCTCAAGGGGTTCGATTTCGAAAGACTCAAGGACCGCTTCACCATCGTGGCGGTCAATGCGTCCATGTTCGACATCCCGTTCGCGGATGCCGGGTTCACCATCGACAACAGGGCCATGAGAGAATGGTGGCCGCGGCTGCTGGGGATTTCCTACCCGCAGTTCTACGCCGTGCCGCACCACATCTTGAGGCTCGCAGGGGGACCGCCGACCCGCCAGATGAATTTCATCCGGCGGCAGCAGGGCGCAGAGTTGACGACGATGCCCTCGCGCATCACTGCCGGCGGCACGTCTGGCTTCGGCGCACTGCATCTGGCGTTCCTGCGCGGCGCAAAGAAGATCGTGCTGTTCGGGTTCGACTACTCCTCTGGCAACGGCCAGTGGCACCACAATGAGGGTCACTACACGTTTCAGCAGCAGCAGGATGCTGCTCAGTGGCAGCGGTGGGCAAAGAATTTCGACCGGGCTGCCGTCATCCTCAAGGGCCACAACGTCGAGGTCATCAACGCCTCGCCGGAATCCGCAATCCAAGCCTTCCCCAAATGCTCAATTGAAGAGGCAGTATCTGCATGACGATCAGACTGGCCGTAGCCTGTGACCCGAACCACTGCGATCTGGAGAGCCAGAGCGTTCTGGAGTGGAGTGTTCGCAAGAACACGTCGAGCCCGGTGGAGATAACTTGGGTGAAGCTCAGCCGGGATCCTGACGACTATGGCTACGGGTGGGCCACGGAGAAGTGGACGACCAGCTTTTCGGGCCTGCGCTGGGGGTTGGCCCAGATGTATGGCTTTGAGGGCCATTACATCTATTGCGACTCCGATCTCATCTTTCTCGGTGATCTGACCGAACTCTGGGAGCAGCCGTTTGAGCCCCGCAAGGTGGTCATGGGCAAGGGCGGTGGCTCTTGGCGGTATTGTGTCTCCAAGTGGGACGCCGCCGCGGCCTTGGATCACATTCCGCCACTTCCATGGCTCCGCGCCGAGGCGGGCTCGCATCAGCGCATGTCGGGCTATTTCAAGGAGCGGCCGGAACTCACGCAGGCGTTCGACGGCGACTGGAACTCTCTGGATGGTGAGGGCCACGGCAACCTCTTGGACGGCTCCCTGAAGGGCCTTCACTACACGTCGATCAACACCCAGCCGCAACTGCGCTACGCCATCCCACGGCTTCAGGCACAGGGGCGCAAGCACTGGTTCGACGGGCAGATCAAACCGCATCCGCGGCCGGACGTGGAAGCGCTCTTCGACACGCTCTTGGCCGAGGCGATCGAAAATGGCTACGGGCCGCAGCGCTACGCCCAAGGCGAGCCCTATGGTGATTTCAAGAAGCAGTCGCTTGTCGGCTACCGCGGCAGGCCGGCCACATGATCGTCGCCTGTGTGAGGTCTGGGACGAAGTACGGGACCGAGTACGTCTATCGCCTGCGGGCGATGGTCGAGCGGCACCTCAAGATCCCGCATTGGTTCGTGTGTCTGACCGATTCCCCCGAGGACATGCCGGACGTGATGACCGTGGACATCAAGCGGTTCGGCCTGCCGGGCTGGTTCGCCAAGATGGCGCTCTTCGACGCCCCTTGGCGGCAGGGCCAGCGGGTTCTGTATTTCGATCTGGACACCGTGATCTGCGACGATCTCGCGCCTCTGGCCGCACTTGAGGTCGAGTTCGGAGTCTGCGCGAATTTCACCAAGGCAAAGGGCTACAGGACTCCCTGCAAGTATGGCTCATGCGTGATGACCATCGGGCCCGGCGCTCTGCCCGATGTCTGGCCCCAGTTCATTGATGACCCGGAGCGCTGGATCGCGGCGGCAGGCGGCTACGGGGACCAGTGGATTATCGAAAAGCTGGTGCCCGGTGCGACCCTGCTTCAAGACGCGCTGCCTGACGGCTTCTTCCTTGGCTACCGGGATCTCACCAGCCTCAAGCCGCCCGGCTGCTCCTTGGTGATTTTCGCGGGCAGCCACAAGCCGCACAATTGCAACGAACAGTGGATTGCTGGCGAATGGACACTCTAGGGTTTCACTCTGGCTCGGTCTGGGTCGAGTTGTACGGCGACGACCGCATCTGCGAGAAGGTGCGCGCCGGGAACCCGTTTGAGCCCGAGACCTTGCAGGCGTGGGCCGACTTCTGCCAGCCCGGCACCGTGGCGATCGACGTGGGGGCCTACTCTGGCCTGTTCTCCATCGTCGCCGCCAAGCGCGGGGCCCGCGCCATCGCCGTAGAGCCCCTGCCGGTCATGCAGAAACGGATTGCTGACAACGCCGCGCTCAACGAAGTCGAGATCGAAGTCATCGCTGGCGCTGCCTCGGACGCCACGGGTGAGGCGAACATCCGATACAACGACCGCGTCCACCTGACCTCTGGCGCATCACTTCTCTTGAAAAATGGTCTCAATCTACGGATAAGGACGTTCAGACTGGATCATTTGGAGATTCAGGGCCCGGTCTCCGTGATGAAGATCGATGTCGAACGGCACGAACTGGCCGTTCTGGAGGGGGCCAGCGAACTCATCGTTCGGGATCGTCCTCACCTGATCGTAGAATTTCTGGACGCCAAGGCCAAGGAAGCCATCATCAAGATGCTGCCGGGCTACACGGTGCGTGCCGTGACGGATGTCCGCAACATGATCATGTCACCGCGGGAATAGCGAAAATGGCAAAGCGGCCGGCTGGGTTGAACAGTGGCGATCTGCGCCACCTGATCACCATTGAGGAGCCCTATGTCTCCTCGTCTGGCCGGGCCAATGAGCCCATCGAGTCGTGGCGCAAGTGGCGTGACGCCTATGCCCACGTCACGACGGCCCCGGGCCGCGAGTTCTACCAGCAGGGACCAAATTACCCCTCCACGGTGGGCCAGACCCGCTCGGAGCAGATCCACAGGTTCCACTGCCGCCATTTCGAAGTGCAGAACGTGACGGCCACCATGCGGATCCGGTTTGAAAACAAGGTCTACGACATCACCGACATCAGGCCTGACCACAGCGGGCAGTCGCTGACGGTCATCGAAGCGAGGCTGGTGCAGTGAGGGTCAAGCTCCAAATCAAGGGCGACCGCAGGCTCCGCGCCAACCTCGCGCGCATGAAGCAGTTCAAGAAGTCGGAGATCAACCCGCTCATGGCAACGGCGCTGGAGCCCTTGCGTGAGACCACGGAGTCCAACGCGCGCGTCCTCCGCAATCCGGGCAACCCGAGAGGTGGTCACTTGGATCAGGGCGTTGTCGCCGTGCCCGTCCCGACCGTCTCGGCGGCCACCAGAACGACTTGGTGGGTGTCGTTCGCCCGGCGCGCACGCAAGATCGCCCACTTGGTCGAATTCGGCACCGCCCCTCACGCCCAGCCGCGGCGTGGCATCATGCACCCGGGCGCTCGGCCGAAGCCGTTCTTCCGCCCGGCATTCGACTCTACCAAGGGCGAAATCTTCGGCAGCCTCTCGCAGGGCATCAAGAGGTTGCTTCTGAGCAAGGTGAGGTGAAATGGCCAACTCGCTCGAAATCGTCGTCTCGCTCTTGCTTGATGATGCCGGTGTCGCCGCTCTGGTGGGCAACAGAATCTTTCCGGTTCTGGCCCCACAGAACGCGGTGATGCCGAACATTGTCGTGACTCAGATCAGCGACAACGATCCGCCGCATCTTGGTGGTGCCTCTCGGCTTCCCGACTCTCGGTTGTCAATCGTCAGCCGCGGCTCGACGGCCACCGAAATGATGAACGTGGCAGATGCCGTCAAGGCGGCGCTACGCGATGTGATCCACCAGTCGGTTGGTGGGTCTCCCCCGCTGTCTGACGATGTCACGATCTGGAAGACGGCCGTGGACATCACCTCTGTCTTCGACAACCCCACGACCTACGAGCAATCGGTCGATTACATGATCCGCTGGCGCGAATAGCGCCGGCTCCCAAAACCAGCTTCCGCGGAAACGCGGTCCATCCGCCACTGCACCGTCGCTGGCAAACCAGCAGGCCGATAGCGGTCCTGCATTCACACTAGAGGAGTTTAGAAATGACTGCTTCAACCGGCAAGACCGGCGCTGGCATCACCTTCAAGGTCGGTGACGGTGCTTCCCCGGAGGTGTTCACGGCAATCGCGAACGCCACCAACATCAACATCAACGGCCGTACGGTGGACGAGGTGGACTTCACCCATCTCGCCTCGACGGGTGGCTATCGCGAATTCCGCGCTGGCTTCAAGGACGCTGGCGAAGTGCAGATGACGCTGCATTTCGACCCGTCGAACCTCACCCACCAGAATCTGGAAGACCTCCTGAACTCGGGTGACGTGTTCAACTTCCAGATCGACTTCACCCCGGCAAGCTGGGCTTACAAGATGACGGGTGCGGGCTTCGTCCGCGGCTCGGACATCACGATCAACGTGGACGACCCGATCTCTGCGGACGTGACCATCCGCGTGACTGGTCCCCTCGAAATCGTGGCCGCCTAATGGCGGATCGCCTGCGTGCAGAGGTGCCCTTCCCCGCTGCGGGGGAGGGCATCGCCCTCAAGTTCAGCAACTCGGGTTGTGCTGAGCTTCAGAAGCGGTTCGGTGCGGAGTGGTTCACGGCTGCTCACACGCGCCTGAACACCTTCGATCCCGACTTCATCAAGGCCTGCATTGAGATTGGTGCGACCAAGGGCGGCAAGCCCGCCAAGGTCGAGTTCGACGCGATCGACATCCCGATGATGCAGATTGCCGAGACGGTTCTGGACGCCCTCTACGTCTGCGTCCACGGCATGACTTTCAGCGAGTACCTGATCGAACTCGGTAAGCGAGCGGAGGCGCTTGAAGCCTCCGGAAACCCTACGAACGTGTCGAGCCCGGAGAATACCTCGCTCAGTTGAGGCGACGGGCTTTCAGGCTCGGCATGAAGCCCGCCGAGTTCTGGGACGAGGACTTGACGCCTTATGAGACCAACCTCTGGATCTTGGAGTCATCCAAGCAGGGGGTGATCATGGCGTGGAATTTCGCGGCCCTGAACCGCGCCGGCAAGACCAACCAGTTCCCGAAATCTCCACTTAAGCTGATTGGCGAAGACAAGAAGCTCAAGAGAATTTCGGATCAAGAATCCATAGCCAACGTGAAGCGCTTCTTTGAGGCGCAGCAAAAGCGGAAGAAGAAGTAATGGCCGTCGAAGTTGGTAGCCTTTTCGCTAGTCTGACGCTGGATCAGTCCGGCTTCAATCGCGGCTTCGCTCAGGCTGAGCGCACCGCTGATCGATCGCTGAACAGAATCCAGCGTCAGGCCGGCCTTACTTCTCGGTCGGTTGAGGGAGTGAACCGCTCCTTCAGCCAACCGATCCGCCCCTACAGCCTGATCGCGGTGTCGCGTGCCTTCGACAACACCGCCGACCGAGCCAACCTTCTCCGCGGCTCGCTCATTGCCACGTCCGCTGTGTTCGGCGGCTTCGCGGCGGCCCTGACCTCCAATGTCATCTTGAGGTATGCCGACACCTACACGCAGTTGAACAACCAGTTGCGTGTGGTTTCGGAGTCCTCGGCAGATCTCAAAGCACAGTTCCAGTTGCTGGAAGACGTTGCCAGCCGCAGCCGCGCTGGGCTCAAAGAGACCGCGATCCTCTATAGCCGTCTCTCCAAGGCCGCTCCCGACCTCGACCCGACCACGGCTCTTCGCTACACCGAGACCATCCAGAAGGCCTTGCAGCTTGGCGGTGCAACTGCACAGGAAGCGGCATCTGCTGCCATCCAGTTCTCGCAGGCCATCGCGTCGAACAGGCTGGGTGGTGAAGAACTTCGTGCCATTCTCGAAACCCCGCTTGGTGGCGCACTTGCCAAGGGACTCGGCGTCTCAATCGGCAGGTTCCGCGAACTCAGCATTCAGGGGAAGCTGACCGCAGATGTCGTGCTGGGCGCTCTCGAAAACATCGGCACCAGTGTTGACGAGCAGTTCTCCAAGTCTGTGCAGACGCTGGATCAGGCCATTACGCTGGCCGACAACCGGTTCATCGCCTACATCGGATCGGTCGATGAAGCCTATGGCGTCACCCGCCTGCTGGGGCAGGGGGTCGTAGCATTTGCCAACAACCTAGAAAACATTGGCAACGTGTTGCAATACGTCGTTCCCCTTATCAGTGGTTTGTTTGCAGCCAAATTCTTGGGCAACATCGGCCGCGGCTTCAGCGACTCCTTCGGTGATGCGATCAAGTCCATGCAGCGCGTCGAAGGCGCTGCTGAGCGGGCTGGATCCGGCATCACTGGCGCTTGGCGCGACATTAGGCAGCGCACGGCGGCCGAAGTCACAGGTACGCGCGAAGAAATCCGGAACTATGCCAAGAGGCTGGACGAGGCCCGTGTCGCGCAGGCCACGCTGAACCAGACAATTGCCACGTCACCGAAGAGTGCATTTGCTGACAAGAGCATCAACAATGCTTTGAAGCGCGATAAGGATGAACTTTTCCGGCTCGACACCCGGCAGCTTGAGCTAAGAGACAGGATCTCTGAGTCCTACCAGAAGCTTGCGACGGTGACTGGCGGTGTCAGTCCTGCAATACTGAAGGCAACGAATGCGATTGCCGACGCTGAGTCAAAGGTCAATGTGTTGCTGGCTGAGCAGAAGCAGCTTCGCGCCGCTCAGCTTGCGAACCAGAAGCGTCAGGTGAATGCTGCGGTCGGCACCTTGCAGCGCCCGGGCCCCACCAAGCAGGCGCTCGCGGAAGTTCGCGAGGCGGCTAAGGAAGAAAAGCGCATTCAGCGCGACATTGCCGCTGCCCAGAAAGATGCAGCGGCTGCCCGCGAAGCACTGTCCAAGCGTCTGGTCGGTCTGTCTGCGGCTGAAGCGGCCGCGGCTCGCGCCGCGTCTGCGGAGCGTATCACTGCGCTCACGCGCATCAACCAATTGACGGCTGAGGCTGCAAATCTGGAGCAGAAGCGTGCCGGCTTACAGGCCACAATCGGTCAAAATGCAGTCAGGCGCGATCAGCAAGTACAGGCCAACATTGCCCGGCAGACCAAAGAAGCTGAGTCCGCGATCATTGGGTATTCCCGTGCTCTTGACGCCGCCAACGCGCGGCAGGCTTTGGCTGCCCGCTCGGCCACATTGCTTGCAAGGTCCATTTCCTTTGCAAGCGGTGCGTTCTCCAGCCTGTTCGGTTTCCTTGGTGGGCCGTGGGGCGTTGCGCTGACTGCGGCCACAATTGGTTTTACGGTCTACGCGGCTAAAAGCGCAGCAGCCGCACAGAGCGCCGCGAACGCTCAGGAAATCATTTCCCAGCGTCTTAACAAGATTGCGGATAGCAGTGACGCTGCCGGTGAGGCTCTTGAAAGGCTAAAGCAGAAAGCAAAACTCGACGGGCTCAAGAAGGAACTTGAGGATGTCGGAACTGCATTTGACGAGATCGCCAACGAGATTCAGCGCCGTGCTGACCGTATAGACATCAATTTGGAAAAGGGCGGTGTAAGCAACGACTCTCCGTTCGGCTCGTTGTTGGACAAGTCGTTGCCGGCTCTCCGCAACGGCCTGACAGATGTCAATAAGCTGATCGGACAGATCCGAGATCTTGGCAGGATCAACGCGGTCGATCCCCAAGAGGTCGAGGAGGTGGTGCTTCTGGTCAAGGCCATTGAGGAGTCTTCTCTGGCCCTAAAGGACATCAAGAAGGACACCGATCAGGCCGAAGCCAGTTTTGGCAAGTTCGCCAGCACATTTTCGATGATGGCGAGTGCCATGCAGAAGGAGAACGATCTTCGCAGGGCGGTTGACGAGCAGGCATACACGATGCTTGTGGACAAGATTGCCGACAACGAAAAGAAAATCGCTGACGAAATGACCGCCGCGCTGAAGTCGAGGGATGCAAAGATTTCTAGCGCGCTTAACGATTACATAAAAAATCAAGCTCGCATGATTTCAACGCTGGACGGCATCAGGGCTGCGGCTGACGAGCCTCTTCCGAGTTCATTTGAGGATGATCGGTTCAAGTCGTCTGGCTGGAAAGATTCGTTCCGCTCAAACGTCAGATTTGTTCCGGGGCAGCAGCCACTTGAGACCGCCATGGTCGGAGATGAGTTGAACAAGCTCAACGAACTCATCAAGAAAATTCGTGAGGTCGGTCGCACCTATGGTGGTGCACGCCAATTGATACAAGATGGCGGGCCTCTGCTTAATGAGCAAGCCTTTGGTACAAACAGGGACGCCGATTCCGCCCGAAGGGTGATTGAACAAGTGCGCTTGGAGGCGCAGGCTCTTTCCGAAGGCCTCAACAGTGGCAAGCTTGGTGCGATCGAAGTCACCAACCGGTTGGAGGAACTTCGCTCAACCTTGATTGGATCGGGGGTCGAGGAAAACGTGGCGACACAGATTGTCTCTGACATTCAAGACGCCATCGTTGCAATCCCGAAGCTTGAGGCTCAGTACCAGTCCCTCGTTGGTCAGGTCCGCGCATTTGAGGGGGCAAACAGCACCTTCACCTCCCCCGGCGGGGCGAAGTTTATCAAGGTGCCATCCCCACAGCAGATTACAAACATTCCGGCACTCTCATCGTTCAGCCCGGGACAGGATCCTACGGCGGTCGCCGCTCAATCTGAGATCGACAGGGCGCGCGAACTGCTCAGCAATCTTAAGGCCGAGGCGGCCAGCTTGCCACAGAAGCTGCTGAACAAGGCGATGTTCGGTGATGACCCGCAGGCGTTCAGCACTGGGGTCAATCAAGCGAAGCTTCGTATTGGCGAGGTCACGCAAAAGATTGTCGAAGGCAAGATCCCCGCCGAGGATCTTGGTGTAGCCATTGCCTTCGTCAAGACCGGTCTTGTCGAGGCCGGGGCGCAGGCAGGCGCGCTTGACCCCTTCCTGACCACCCTTCAGACCTCGCTGAGCAGCATCGATCCGGTTGTCTTGAAGATCGACCGGCTCACGCAGGCTATGGAGCGCCTTGCGACGGCCTCGGCCAAGGTAAAGCTGCCTGCGAGCGGCGGCGCTGACCCCGCCACTGGCAGTGCCCTGCCGCGGTTTGCCAAGGGCGGCGCTTTCAAGGTCGGTGGGCCGGGCGGCACGGACTCAAGGCTGGTGCAGTTCATGGCCTCGCCTTCAGAGACGGTTGCCGTGTTCACGCCCAACCAGATGAGGGCGCTCAGCGCGCGGCTTGATGGAGATGCTGGCGGCGTCAACGTCCAAGTGCCGATCACGATTGTGGCCTCCGATGCAAACTCCTTCAAGAACTCGCGGCGTCAGGTCCAGATGGACATCGCTGACGCCGTGTCCTCCACAGTGAACAGGATGCGGTAATGGTTGACAACGTCATACTGGATGAGCGCATCGCACTGGGCTTCCGGGCAAACCCGGTCTGGAAGACCACGGTGGTGCAGGCCGCCAACGGCCGCGAAATCCGCAACGCTGCATGGTCGGACCCCATCATGCAGTACGACTTCAGCTACAACAATCTGCCCATCGAAGATGCACGCGCACTGGCGGCTTTCTTCCACGGCCGGCGCGGCAGGCAGCGGGCCTTCCTGCTGAAGGCCTATGACGACTATGAACTGGAAAGCGAGGCCATCGGCACTGGCAATGGTGTCCTGACCCAGTTTCAGGCCATCAAGACCTATGACGCCGTGAACCCATGGGTGCGGACGATCCGCCACATCAAGAACGGAACGCTGACGGTGACGGTCAACGGCGTGCCCGCAACGGTGGCGTCCTACAGTTCCACGGGCATGATCACGCTTGCCACCCCGCCCGCTGGCTCTGCGATTGTCCGCGCGACTTGCGAATACTATGTGCCGGTGCGCTTCAATGTGGACGAGTTCAATGTGGTCGTGGACGGCCCTCAGGGGCGCTACGGACTCGTCACCGGCCTGAGTTGCGTGGAGGTTCGGGCATGAGGTCAGCTTCGGCCGGGTTCATCACGCTTCTCGCGCGCGATGAGACCTCATTCACGTTCATCTGCGAGATCACCAAGCGCAACGGGGACGTGGTCAGGCTTGCTTCGTGCGTGGGCAATGTCGTGTCGTCTGGCAACACGTTCTACGGCTCGCCCGGCTTCTCTCTCAGCAGCATCACCTCGTCGGCCTTCGGGCAACCGCCGACAGTGGACATGCGGATCCCGGTGACGGTGGGTGGCCTGATCACGCCCGACGATGTGACCTTCGGCGCGCTGGACGGCGCGCTCTTCGACATCTGGATGATTGACTATCTCAGCCCCGGCGACGGCCGCCTTGCCATGTTCCGGGGCAAGGTATCGACCGTCGAGATCAACGACATCGGCGCTGCCGCGTTTCAGCTTGAGGGTTTCGCCTCGGACCTGACCGAACTGGTGGTGGAGACCTATGCCGCGGTCTGCCCGGCGTCTCTGGGCGATTCCAGATGCCAGAAGAATCTGACCGCGTTCACGTTCAATGCCACGGTCAACACGGTGACTTCCCGGTCCCGGTTCTCCCTGACCATTACCGCCCCGGCAGCGGTCAATGGCTGGTTCGCCAACGGGGTTCTGCAATTCACATCTGGTGCGAACGACGGCTTTGCGTTCGATATTCGCAACTGGACGCAGTCCGGCAGCGTGGTGGACCTCTGGCTGCCTACGATCAAGGATGTGTCGCCGGGTGATACGCTTCAGATCGTGGCCGGCTGTGACAAGTTGCCAAGCACCTGTCAGCAGAAGTTCAACAACATCATCCACTTTCAGGGCTTTCCGTTCCTGCCCGTCAAGGCACAGCTTGAGTGCGGCGAGCAAGCCGGTTCCGAGCTTTCTGACAGGCCTCCGGTGGGCAGCACGACATTCATCATTGAGGACTGCTGATCAATGAGCCAAGCCTCTGACAACTACTTTCTGAGCCTTCAGACTGCCAAGAACGCATCTGATGCGGTGACGATCTTCAACGAGTCGACGCGCGCCAAGGCCGAAATCCCCGAGATCGACCGCGCGCCCACCGCGGGCAAAAGCATCCCGATCGTCGTCGGAGCCGTCAAGATGACGGGTGACGTGATCTGGATCCGCACGTTCAAGAACTCAAAGAACGAGTGCCGCGCTGACGTTGCGCTGTGCTTCGGCCGCAATATGTTCGGCCGTGCCATCGGTCTGGTCTCGCTGAGCCAAGGCGGCAATTACATCTATCGGCGCTCTGGTGGTGCGACCGTCGATCCGCCCAAAGCTGTGCGCTTCTATGATGGCACGCAGACCACCGCGGACCCCAAGATCGTGTCTTACGAAGGCGCGTCCAAGACGCCAGCATTTGAAGGCTACATCTACGCGGTGCTGGAGAACGTGAAGCTTGGCGACATCTCTGCCGAGTTCTCAGATCAGACGATTGAGCAGTCCGTCAGCACCTCTTTGGCTTGCGATCCCGCGCTCGCTGGCATCGATCTTCAATATGATCCGTCAACTGGTCTGTACTACGGACTTGAAGACCCGATGTCTGGCGCTTCCTACATCATTGTTTCTGACGGGTGTCGGATCATCAAGCGCACAGCGGTGCAGACTCCCTTTGCGTCTGAGTACGAGCCTCCGATCGTTCAGCCAGAGCCGTTCTATGTGGACTCACTGTACCCTTTGCGCTGCGAAGGTCTTGTCGTTCTGAACGGTTTCTCGACTTATGACGGCACCGCTGGTGTATCTCCAGACTGGTACGGTGGTAGCTGGTCTCCCGTCTTTGATCCGTGGACGGGTCGCATGATCCACAAGGCACTATATTTTGGCGACTCACAGACTCCTTTCAACTACCTTGGATCGGCAACGATTTGGCGCGACACCAGCCCGCCAGCGACCGAAATTGATTGGCTTGATTCCTACAAGCTGCCCGGTGAGTACGCCAGAGTAGCGTATATTCGGCTGTTCGATCCCAGTGATGCGGTTGCTGCACAGCCGGACTTTGGCATCCCTCTTGTCACAGACGATTACCCTGCGACCTTGAACGCCGGAAATATCTGCTGTCATGTGGTGCAAGTGACGACAGGCCAAGTCTGGTTTGACTACAGTTTGGCGCGCACCAACATCTCGCCTTACAGGCCATATCTCACTGCTTGGAACACGCGCGGCTCGCCACTTGTAGACGACGTGATGTTCTGCAAGTCGAACTTTAGTTCTGTGACTCTTGTTGGCGTGAAGCATAATGCGGGCTCGTTCACGGTCTACGTCATTGAGCATTCTTCCGGCGGGATGGCAGTCACCGTGACCGAGACGGTGACGCTTCCTACCGACTGGACCTCCGACAACCTCAACTACGATCCGGCAACGGAGACCATCCTTGTTGATGCGTCACCGCCGATCGGCAGTCTGACTTCTCCCAGATTGTATCTCATCTCGCTTGGCGGCTCTTCAAGCTATCAGATCATGGGCAACGGCTACACCAAGATGGTGCCACGTCCGAATGGCAAGCCGGCCAATGGGAAAGCGCCTGTGCAGAACAACAATGCGAGCCAGATTGGTTCGATGGATCTAGACACGGGCAGCATCACGGAGCTTTACAACGGTGCAGCGCCGACCGGCACTCCGGTGGTCGATCTCAATCGCCAGACGTTTAGCCTGCCAACGGTTGAAGGCGTGACGACATATGCCGCCAACCAAGTCGCTGCTGAGGAAATCCCGCTCACAAGCATCCTCACCGACTGCTGTGCGATCAAGGGCTATAACTCGGCCGATCTCGTCTTCCAGAATCTGTCCACGTTCTCGGTTCTCGGGCTGCTGATCAACTCGACCATTCGTCTGACCGATCTTTTCAATCGCCTCGGCACCGTGTTTGGCTTCACCTTCGTGGAGACTGATCGCAAGCTGAAATTCCTGAGGAAGAGGAGCGGTGGTTCGATAGCGATCGACGTGTCATTGACGGAGGACGACCTTGTGCGTCCCGACAACGAAGACTCGCCCATTCGGGAAATCCAGCGCGCGTCTGCCAACAACTTGCTGGGTGGCATGGACTTGGAGTTCATGAATCCGCTGAAGCTCTATGAGAACGACACCCTTAGGGTCAGGCGGCCTGTTGGTTCGTATGACACAGGTGCTTCTTCGCGCCTTGAGACCCTGTCTATCCCGGTTGCGATGGACCCTGATCTTGCGTACTCACTTGTGTATGAAGCCTTCTACAGTCTGATCAGGAAAGAGACCCGCGTTTCGTTTGTCGTTCCGTCGTGGCACGCGCGCATTGAGCCCGGTGACTGCGTGTCTGTCACCGTCGATGGCGTCACAACCATCGGCATCGCTGTGCGCGTCACCATGCGAGAGGACTTCGCTCAAGAGGTTGAGCTTGAGTCCTACATTGAGAACGGTGAGACGAATACCGGATCAGTCACGGCGAACACTCCAGAAATCACTGTGCCGCAGCTTATCTATGGCGACTACATCCACATTAACCTGAGGTCGTACCTGTCCAGAGACGATGTGGGTGGGCTGTCCAAGGTGATGCTCTACGCGGCCTTGAGCGCCGATGGTGCAGAACAGTGGTCTGGTGCAGACCTCTACAGGTCGTCGGAGAGCGGCTACTACACCAAGATCTTGGAATACAATTTGCCGCCCATCGCCGCGGCGAGAGCAGTCAATGTCCCTGCTGACCCGCCCCTCTTGTTCGCGACCGATGACATCAACTACCTCCACATCATGCCTTACAGCGGCAGCAGCGCCGAGTTCTCTTCGCAGACATATCTTCAGCAGATGAACGGCAACAAGATCGCAGCGTATGGCCGGCCCGGGCGCTGGGAGCTTATCTCTTGGCGGGATGTTGCTGAGCAGAGCGATGGCTCGCTCATTCTCACGAACTTGCAGAGGGGTCTTTATGGCACCCACCGTGAGTATGCGACTTTTGAAAACGGTGGCGACAACATTCCTCACCTCGTTGGAGACATCGTGTGCATTCTGGACAGCGTCAGGCTGATCAAGATGCAGCGGCTTGCCAGCGAGGTGGGCTTTTCCGACCGCTACGCTGTGGCAACAGACTCAGTGGGTGTCGATACTGCTCGAAAGGTCTGGGGCACCGTGACAGGTCGTCAAAACCAGATCCCGCCAATCATGAATTTGCGGGCAATCCACGTCCCCGGCGAAACCACGATGAAGATCACATGGGACCAGATGTCTCCCGTGGCTGGCGGATGGCCTGACAACGGCGCAGAGAATCCTGTGCTTGAAGCAGTCTTGTACGCCATCGACATCTATGGATGGAGCGGCAACTACAATTTTACGACCACTGACCGGGAGTTCATTTGGGAGGGCTACGGCGACGATGCTGGGGCCTATGGCAACGCCGAACAGTTCGAAATCTATATCGTCGTCACCGCTTACTCGGCAACCTACCCGAATGAGTTTCCATTTGATGGAGTGGTGTTTGGCGAAGTCTATGCAAGAGAAGGTTAAAGCGAGAGGTTTGCTATGGGAAGTAACAATCTTGAAGGCGCGCGAATTGGTGACAACCAGACTTCTGGTCAGAACCGAACAGCAAACGATGCGCTCAACACTCTTGATGCTGCGATCACTGCAACGGGCCCGGTGGACGTGGACGATACCAACGCGCGTGTCGTCGCCATGGGCACGCTCAGCAGCTACTTTCGCTTTCTAATCGGCGCGCTATCGCCGCCGCCCACTGCGGATGTGCAGCTTACCATCGGGCCCTTCAATCATAAGCAAAGGGGTCTGACGCTCTGGAAGAACGATCTTTCATACCCCGCCACTCTTGAGCATTCGGATGGGCAGACCGAGCCCGCAGTCGTCATCCCGCCCGGCGCAATGGTTCTTGTCGATTTCGACTCCGAGAACGTGCGGTGGGCCAACAAGGCCCAGCCCTTCCACATGGTGCTGCCAGTTGGCGACGAGGCCACCGCAATAACGGCCGGCACGGGCAAGCTGACCTTCCGGATGCCAGCCCGCGTGTGGCTGACGGAGGTGCGTGCTTCCCTCAAGACGGCGCAGGCCACCGGATCCATCTTCACAGTGGACATCAATGAGGGCGGGGTCTCGCTCCTCTCGACCAAGATCACGATCGACAACACTGAGAAGACCTCCAAAACTGCGGTCGCGGCTCCCGTCATCTCCGACAAGGCCTTGGCCGATGATGCCGAGATCACCATCGATGTGGATCAGGTCGGGGACGGCACCGCCGTGGGCCTCAAAATCACGCTGATCGGCATATCTTATTGATATGTAAGTAGTTTTGGGTGGACTGCCGTCGCATTCGGACTTTCACAGTAGTGGCTACTTTTTTCGCTACTGAAAACCAACCATACGAAAGGTGTCAAAATGGACGACTCTGACGCATTTGGCCCGGAAGTAGGTAGCCGCCAAGATGGCATGGCGTCCGAAGAATATGGCCCCGCCCGACGAGCCATGAGAGGAGAGGCCAGTATGGCGAACAATGAGGAAAGTTGGCACTTGGATCGACGGGTTCCGCTGGCAATGATTTTTGCCTTCGTGGCGCAAACCCTTGTTCTTGTCTACGTCGGCACGACTTGGAAGGTCGAGGTCGAGTCCAGACTGAATGTCTTGGAGAAGTTTGACGAGCGGGCTCAGTCTCAGGAGTCTCGCGTCATCGTCGTTGAGCAGAAGCTCACATTCATCGCTGACAGCGTGCAGCGCATTGAGGACGCTCTGGCCAAGAAGCCGTAGCGCGCCGGCCACGGCAAAGTGGCCTCATTCTTTCATTTTCGCCAAAGACTGGAGAATACCGTGAAGCCTGAACAGACTTTTCGGCTCAAGGCCCCGTGGCTGATGCGGCGGCTGATTGCCGAGTTCAACATTTCGATCCTCGACGCAGCCGCGGTCGCCGGGAACGGCGGGCATGAGAGTGGCGGCTTCACCAAGCTTCAGGAGATCAAGCCCGTCGTGAAGGGTTCCCGCGGTGGCTACGGCTGGTTCCAGTGGACGGGCCCCCGCCGCCGCGACTACGAGGCTTGGTGCAAGGCCAAGGGCCTCGACCCGGCGTCCGATGAGGCCAACTACGGCTTCCTTGTCCATGAGCTTCGCACGACCGAGAAGAAGGCGGTCCCGGCCACCATGAAGGCCAAGACCCTGCGGGACAAGGTCATCGCCTTTGAGATGGCCTACGAGCGGGCAGGGGTGAAGCACTACGACTCCCGCGTCAGGTGGGCTGAGATCGCGCTGGACGCCCATAAGAAGGCCAGCGCCAAGCCGGTGCAGCCGGTGCCCCCGGCAGCCCCTGTAGCCCCCGCGCCGAAGCCTGCGCCGACGCCAGCCCCGACACCAGCGCCCAGCCCCAAGCCGCCTGAGCCTGACATGCCTGTGGCCGACAATTCCGGCCCGCCCCCGGCCGCCGGCCGCAACGTGGCAGCCATTGTGCTGGGTGCCGCAGGCGCTCTCATCGCCGCCTTGGCGGCTTGGCTCATTGGAGGGTAGCATCATGCGCGATTACATCAGACAGCGCTCCAAGGCCTTCGCAGCCGGTCTGGCGGCGGCCATCGTCACCGCACTCATCAAGTTGGCAGAGAAGAGCTTCGGCTTCGATCTGGAAGACGAAATCGAACTGATGATCGTCAGCGCCGTGGCGGGCTACATCAACTGGCTGGTCGTTTACTGGGCCCCGGCCAACGCGCCCATGGATCCAAAGGCATGATCCCGCTTGCCATCGACATTCTGCAAGCCATCTTCGTTCTCTCAGGCGCTTTTATCGCAATCTTGATCAACCCGTATTGGGAGGGCGAGGAATGATTGGCGCGTCGATCGCCAAGTCGATCGTGAACTGGATCACGAACGGCTTGGTGGACAAGATCCTCGACGGCTGGAACGCCTACCTCCGCAAGGAGATCTCGGAAGCCGAGTTTGAGAGCCGGGTCAGAATCTCCGCACAGGAGACGGCGGCCAAGGTCGAGGAAAGCTGGGCTCAGGCGGCCAGAGAGTCCATCAAGGCCGTCCACGCCAGCCTTGCGGTTTCTCCCACTCTGCAACGGGCGTGGGCAGCAGTGCTCTTCCTGCAAGTCGCTGTGCTGGTCTGGTATCAGATTGGTGCGCCCGCGTTCAAGGTCATCACCGGAGTCCCATGGCCCGACCCGGGCGTAACGCTGGAGTGGGCCTATGTTCTGGTCGGCTCCCAACTCGGCATCGGAACCCTTATCTTCCGAAAATGATCCGCTGCCGCGTTTGTGGATCAGCAGATCAAAATTCTGAGCCGCTATATTTCAAAGCAGCAAGACAGCTATTTTCTGTCTCCGTGACAGATGCTTTCCGCATATCCGTCACACACCCTTTCCTGTCACGATGCGCCGATGGCACTGGAAGCCATCGCGGTACTCCCACGGTGTGGCTTCAGCAACACCTTCAGCTATCAGTTCGTCCACGGCTTTCTTCTCATATGGCGAGGCCCACTCTTCCTGAGTGAGCGTCCGTCCTGCGAGAAGGCCTCGACGCATTTCGTCCTTGGTCATTACGCCCCCTGAGCTTTGACGCGCGGCCTGATAATGGCTTCATGCGTCTTGTTGCAGTCAGAACAGAGAACTGCGATTCCGATGGGATCAACAGGGCTCTTGTCCCAAAAGTTCGTTACCGTGGGATCGTAGGACGCGATGTAGCGGCTGTCTTCAATGTTGGCGTCATAGAATGCCTTGCCGCCACACAGGTCGCAGAGCTTGTAGTCAGCCGCAGCCATCGATCTTCTCCTGTGTAAGAGGGGGCGCGGGCATTGGCATCCAAAGCGTTGGAAGGTCTCCTGTCAGGTCATCGCCGCACGCGCTGAACCAGCACCAGCCATCTTCGTCAGTGCTTTCGCCAAACCATTGCCGATCATGTTCATTGGCCGGCTCTTCTGAGCGCGACTCGCAGAAGCTGGCCGTGAAAACTAAGGCGTCTTCGCGGTAGACAATGATCTCTGTGCCATCTTGCGGGGCGGTGTCGAACGGCCTCCATTCCGTCAAAGCTTTCAGCCGCTCCACCTCCGCACGGAGGCGGGCGATCTCGGCATCCTGCAACTGGATGTGCGCCCATGCTTTCGATGTCAGAACTTCTGCTGATCCGTCTCGGTTCGTGTATCTCTGTTTCAGGCGCGCGATCTCCTCTGGAGTCATGCGCTCAAGCGGGATGGCCACACTCATTCATCTATCCTGTTGTGCTCGGGCGACCGTCACTGGAAGCCATCGCCGGCCCAACCATCCACTTAGGTGGCAGCGCCAGTTCGCCTGTCTGAGGTCGCCACAGATGCAGGCAATAGGGATGGAAGTTGATGTGATCAGCTTTGGGCGGGTGAAGCTGAAAAGCGTATTCGTCATCGCGGAAGAACAGACTTTTCACATGCGACATTTCTGGCCAGTTTGGGCATCGCGTTGTGCGACTGATTGAGACGTGATCCCAGCCGTAGCCATCGCTGGCTATCACCCGCATCGGCGCATTGTCGATGGGCGACGGGATAAGGAAAACCCCATTGCCCTCGTTGCCGCGCTCGCCATAGGCGGCGATCTCGCCGCCAACATTGCGGAAAGCATCCAGCAGCATAAGGTTCCTCATGCTGCCTTCACCCGTTGGTGTCCGGAGGGGAGTCATCTTGACCCTCTCGCTGGTCCGGATACCCCAGCCTGTAATCAGCCTCGACCTCCAGAATCCTGAAAACCGATTGATGATCACCAGCCTTCAGGTGCTGTTCGATGCGGGGCCAGAGGGTGTCGCTGGCATATAGCGATGAACCATCGTGCCAGCAGTTGCCCTTTATCAGCCAGCAATCAAGATGCGACGGAGCATCATCCTTCATGTGCACTTGCGGGTAGCGGTAGTGAACTTCGATGCCAGCGCACACTCCGTGTCCCTCTGTGAGCGTGGCGTGAAAATGGATGCCGCCTCTTGCACCAACGAATTCGTAGCTGTGCCGCACACTCTGTTTGTAGGGGTTCGTCCAAGTGTACTTGTGATGCCGGTATCTCAATTGGTCGCTCCCTCTATTTTCAAGAGGCAGTAGTTGATCAAGGACAGTTCGGAGACCTCAAGGTTCTCTCTGCGGATGGCCGCTTCGATGTCAGCGACAACACTCATGTCATCGACTGGCTTGATGAGCGTGACAGCGCCGCGGCGGATGCCCCAAGAAAGTCCCTGACGCCAAAAAAACGATACGAAGTAGACATATCGGATTGGCACCGGCTTTAAGCCTTCAACCATTTACATCCCTTTCCGGTTTGATTTACAGCACTGCCGATGCAATGCGACTGAACGCAGACTTGGCGCGAGCAGTGAGCGACACCAGCTTCTGGCGATGATCGTCAGGGTTGGCGCGGAAGCAGATCCAGCCGACCTCTTCCAATTCGTTCAGGTATTTGTAGACCGTGGGCGGCGTGCCGATCTCCGCGTCATGCACGATGTCGGTGACATTCATCACTCGGCCGTTGGTCTCCTCAATCCCGATGTACTCAAGGATAGAGTAGGCGGGCAGGCTCAGGTTGCTGAGCTTCTGCTTGCGCTCGGCCTCACGGCGGGCTGCTGCCATCGCGAAATAGTTCTGGTGACTCATGGTTCTCCTCTTGCTTTCGTGGTTGTGAATTGCAGTTCTTGCTTGAGTGCCAAGGCACGTCAGAGAAGCTTTGACTGGCCGGCAGCACGCGCCGCCAGTTCCTCATCGATCCGGCGCTCAAGGCGCTTGGACTCGTCAAGGTAAAAGCTGCCCCGGGTTTTGAAGTACGACTTCTGTGCGGCGCGCATCTGGCGCACCGTTTCGATAAGCTCAGCGTCAGTCATCGCTTCGCCTTCTTCTTCTTCTTTTTCTTCTTCTTCTTGGGTGGGCTCTTCTTGGGTGGAGGAGGAGCGGCAGCCACGGCCGGAACCTCATTCGGTAACTGGGCTCGCTTGAATGGGTTGGCGACCGGCTCCCTGATGATGACGGCACATGGAGTCTTGCTCGCCAGTGTCACCCTCAGCACATGCGACTCATCGATGTGCGACACGCAAGACGCGCCTGAGAGGAAGACAACGGCGAGGATCTTGCTCACTCCGACTCATCCTTCTGGTCAACCACTTGCTGCATGGTGGGGGCAGCCACCTTGGGCTCGTCGCCCAGAATGTCTGCAAGCTCGGTGTCACGGATTTTAGCGCGATCCCTGATCCACACCTTGGTCGTTTCAAGGTCGCGGATGTGAGCATCAAGCCGTTCGACAAGCTGCTCGGCCATCTGGTTGCCAGCATCCTTCTCCGCTTTCACCTTGGTGAAAAGCTTGGTGATGAATGTGGTGATG